ATTCTATTTCGTTATAGTTATTTATATCCTTTATTTGTTTTTTTAAATTTATTATTTTTTCTTTTGTTTCAATATTACTATTCCATAAAGTTTTATATTCTACTGATTCTAAATTTTCTTTATTTATTGATAAATTTTCTATTTTACTAATTATTTCTGAATTATATTTCTTTAATTCTTCTAATTTAATAAGTAAATTATTTTCTTCTTTTTTTTTATTTTCAAATAATTCTATAATATTATGATGCATTGTATCTAAAGTACAATTATCTTTAGTTTTTTCATTATTATTAAGTCTTTTTTTAGATGTTTTTTCTTTAAACATTTTAATATAAATAATTTACTTTTGTCATTCTTAAGTAATATAAATTTTTTTTCTTATATTATAGTATAAAGAGAATTAATAATAATGGGTGGCGGTCTTCTTCAATTAGTTGCCTATGGTGCTCAAGATGTTTATTTAACTGGTAATCCCCAAATTACCTTTTTTAAAGTAGTATATCGCAGACATACTAACTTTGCATTAGAATCTATACAACAAACTTTTAATGGAACTGCCGGTTTTGATAATACTATTACTTGTACTGTATCAAGAAACGGTGATTTAATTAATCGTGTATATGTTGAAATGGATTTACCTCAAATTGTTGATGATGCTGATCAATTACCAGACGACAAATACACTGCAGATACAGATTTTGTTTTATATAAAAATTATGTAGGTTTACAATTACTTAAAAATGTTGTTGTTGAAATTGGAGGACAACAAATTGATAAACAGTATTCTGATTGGATGTATATATGGAATGAGTTATCTTTACCTGATGGTAAAAGAGATGGTTATAATAAAATGGTTGGCGAAGATGGTTTAGAATTATCAAAAACAAATAATAATAAATTATTTGTACCATTAGAATTTTGGTTTTGCAGAAATGTAGGTTTAGCATTACCATTAATAGCACTTCAATATCACGAAGTAAAATTTAAAATTGAATTTGCTAGTTTGAGTGATGTTACCGTTGAATTTACTTCAGGAAGTGATGGTTCGCTACCTACAACATTCAGAGAAGGTTCAACTTCTATTGCATTCCCAAATGTTAATATTTGGGTTGATTATATCTATTTAGATACTGATGAAAGAAGAAAATTCGCTCAATTATCACACGAATATTTAATTGAACAATTACAATTTACTGGCGAAGAAAGCATTTCATCATCTACACAAACCAGATTAAATTTCAATCACCCGGTTAAAGAACTTGTTTGGGTTGAAAAATCTGCTACTGCTTCTCGAGATTTTTCATATGGTGATAAATTAGAATCCGCTTTGTTAAAATTAAATGGCAATGATAGATTTGCTAGAAGAGATGGAAAATATTTCTCCCATGTTCAACCATATCAACATCATACTAATATTCCTGATACTAACATAAAAGTATATTCATTCGCTATAAAACCTGAAGAACATCAACCATCTGGTACTCTTAATATGTCTCGCATAGATAGTGCTATATTAGCACAAAAATATAGTACAACACCAGCATCAAGTGATACTGTATCTATTTTTGCAGTAAATTACAATGTATTAAGAATATTATCTGGCATGGGTGGTTTAGCATATTCTAATTAAATTTTTTTTATTTTACTTATATAATAATAGGTAAGAATAATGGGTGGGGGGGTTATTGCAATTAGTAGCATATGGAGCTCAAGATGTTTATTTAACAGGTAATCCTCAAATTACCTTTTTTAAAGTAGTTTATCGTAGACACACAAATTTTGCATTAGAATCCATACAACAAACTTTTAATGGCACACCAGGATTTAATAATAAAATTGTATGTACTGTATCAAGAAACGGTGATTTAATTAATCGTGCATATATTGAAATTGAACTAAAAACATTAACTGATAAAATAAAAGAGAATGGTGAAATAATTAGCGAAAACGCTGAATTACTGCAAACTTATCAAAATTATAAAAATTATGTTGGTTTAATTTTACTTAAAAATGTTTCTATTGAAATTGGCGGACAACAAATAGATAAACATTATAGTGAATGGATGTATATATGGAATGAATTATCATTACCTATTGGAAAAAAAGAAGGTTATAAAAAAATGGTAGGTTCGGATGGCGTTTTATTAACATCAAAAGAAAACAAAGAAAGTAATAAATTAATTATTCCATTAGAATTTTGGTTTTGTCGCAATGTTGGTTTAGCATTACCATTAATTGCATTACAATATCATGAAGTAAAATTAAATATAACATTTTGTTCATTAGAAGAAATTATATTAAATGCCAAAATACATAAAATTAAAGGTAAAGATGATCCGGAAAGTGATCCTACAGAAACATTTAACGAAGATAATATTGTATATGATACAGATATAACTAATATATCTTTTCCAAAAATAAATATATGGTTAGATTATATATATTTAGATACTGATGAACGTAGAAAATTTGCTCAATCATCACACGAATATTTAATAGAACAATTACAATTTACGGGCGAAGAAATAATTAGTTCAAAATCAATGCAAACACAATTAAATTTTAATCATCCAGTTAAAGAAATAGTATGGGTTAATAAAAAAATTAATGATATAACTACTACTGAATGGCCTAATTATCAAAATAATTTAAATATTGCAAATTTAAAATTAAATGGTAATGATAGATTTACGCCAAGGGATGGAAAATATTTTTCTCACGTTCAACCATATCAACATCATACTAATATTCCTGAAAAAAATAATATATTTGTTTATTCATTCGCATTAAAACCTGAAGAACATCAACCTTCCGGAACACTTAATATGTCACGTATCGATAGTGCTATATTAACACATAAATATAACATTATTCAGAATAATGATACTATTTCAGTTTTTGCTGTTAATTACAATGTATTAAGAATATTATCCGGAATGGGGGGTTTAGCTTATTCTAATTAAATTTTTTTTCTAATGTTATTAATATAAAGAAAGTAATAATAATGGGTGGCGGTCTTCTTCAATTAGTTGCCTATGGTGCTCAAGATGTTTATTTAACAGGTAATCCTCAAATTACCTTTTTCAAAGTAGTTTATCGCAGACATACTAATTTTGCATTAGAATCTATACAACAAACTTTTAATGGCACAGTTGCCGCTGGTTCAAGAGTAACTTCTACTATATCTAGAAACGGCGATTTAATTAATAGAATGTATTTAGTTGCCGATATGACTGGGGCCCATACTTGGGCTGGATTAAAATTAATAAAATCAGTTGAATTAGAAATTGGTGGTCAAAAAATAGATAAACAATATGGTGAATGGATGTATATATGGAATGAATTATCTTTACCAGTTGGAAAACAAGAAGGTTATAAAAGAATGGTTGCTGGAGGTAGTAGTCCTACCGACGGTAAATTTCATATACCATTAGAATTTTGGTTTTGTCGCAATGTAGGTTTAGCGTTACCTTTAATTGCATTACAATATCATGAAGTTAAAGTAAATATTGAACTCAGTGCAAACGATGATTTTGATGGTACTTTAGATGGTGCTTCTTTATGGGTAGATTACATATATTTAGATACTGATGAACGCAGAAAATTTGCTCAATCATCTCACGAATATTTAATTGAACAATTACAATTCACTGGTTCTGAAGCTGTTAATGCTAGTACCAATAAAGTAAAATTAAATTTCAATCATCCTGTTAAAGAATTAGTTTGGACAATTGGTAATAATCCGTATGTATATAATAATGGCGTAGAAAATCCTGTAAGATCTGCAAAACTTGTATTAAATGGCAACGACCGTTTTGCCGAAAGGGAAGGTAAATATTTTGATATGATACAACCATATCAACATCACGAAAATATACCAACTGGTAGAGGTATAAATGTATATTCATTCGCATTAAAACCAGAAGAACATCAACCATCTGGCACTCTTAATATGTCAAGAATAGATACTGCCGTATTAAATGTTACTTCTGATATTGATGGTGATATTTCAGTATATGCCGTTAACTATAATGTATTAAGAATATTGTCGGGTATGGGCGGTATAGCGTATTCTAATTAAATTTATTTTTATTATCTTTTATTATAATATAGAAGGATTAATTAATAATGGGAGGAGGTCTATTACAATTAGTTGCATATGGTGCTCAAGATGTTTATTTAACAGGAAATCCACAAATTACTTTTTTTAAAGTAGTTTATCGCAGACATACTAACTTTGCGTTAGAATCTATACAACAAACTTTTAATGGTAATGCGTCTCTTGGTTCCCGTGTAAGTGTTTTAGTAACACGCAATGGTGATTTAATAAATAGAATGTATTTTAAAGGAACTTTCAGCAATACTGGTGGTACTAGTACAAAAACTTATTATGGATTAAGATTATTAAAAAATGTTGAATTAGAAATTGGCGGTCAGCGCATTGACAAACAATATGGTGAATGGATGTATATATGGAATGAATTATCATTACCCAAAGGCAAAAGAGATGGTTATAATATAATGGTTGGAGCTACTGCATCTACTAATACTACTGAAGATGTATGTGTGCCATTAGAATTTTGGTTTTGCAGAAATGTAGGTCTAGCATTACCATTAATTGCATTACAATATCATGAAGTTAAAGTAAATATAGAATTTGCACCAGTAAGTGATTTACTTTTGTCAGGAGGAAATACTGGTTTGACACTTTCTAATGCAGAATTATGGGTTGATTATGTCTATTTAGATACTGATGAAAGAAGAAGATTTGCGCAATTATCACACGAATATTTAATTGAACAATTACAATTCACCGGTTCAGAAAGTGTATCATCTGGTTTTAAATCAGTTAGAATGAACTTTAACCATCCTGTTAAAGAATTAGTTTGGACAACTTTTGTAGCTGGTACTCCCTGGACTTATACCGAAACTAAAAAAGGTAAAATACAATTAAATGGTAATGACCGTATTGCCGAAAGACACGGAGATTATTTCTCTCTTGTACAACCATATCAACATCATACTAATATTCCTGAAGGTAAAAACATAAATGTATATTCATTCGCATTAAAACCTGAAGAACATCAACCATCAGGTACTCTTAATATGTCTCGCATAGATAGTGCTCATTTATATGTTGAAGCAAGCGGTGCTAATATGATAAATGTATATGCCGTCAATTATAATGTATTAAGAATATTATCTGGTATGGGAGGTTTAGCATATTCCAATTAAAAATCTTATTTTTATATAAATATTTATTAAGTAATTATATTTAATGTATAAAAAATTAATTTTACTATTTATCTATTTAATATTTTCAGATGCTTTTATTGCAAATTTACTTATTAGTAAAAATTCAAAAAAAAATTTATTAACACCTATAAATAGTGTATCTTACAATAATACACACGATTTTACAAATGTATATTTAAGTAAATTGTCTGTTAATAATGCAGAAAACAATGAGCATAAAATAGTAATAGATAAATATAATTATTTAAATAGTTTAAATCATATTTATGAATTATCTATTATTAATAAAATAAAGAAACGTCAAAATATAATTAAAAAAATTAATTTCGATGATTTTTTAATGTTAAATAATTATATTGATGTTATATATTATAAAAATAGTTTATCAGATAAAATAATTTTAGAATTTAAAAATAATACGAAAGTTGTATATTATTTTAATAATGATTTTAAAAATATAATGGAAATTGTTAAACTAAATAAAAATATTGAAAAAATAAATTTAAATTCTTATCCAAATTATATACTAAATACACCATTTGGTTTTTTATTATGTGAAGAGAATTAATAAAAAAAATATGTAATAAATAAAAGAGAAAATATGTTAAAAATAATATATATTATAAATATTATTTTGATTTTGTTAATCTCTATATATCTAATATTAAATTATATAAAACATTATCAATTAAAAGAACCGTTTACTATACAAAAAGTTCGTGATATATCGCAGGCACAAAATAAAATGGGAATTATTTCATCAAAATTAGGTGAAAATACAACACCATCATCGACAATAATTAGAGAAACTGTGCCGGGACAAACAGTTTATATTGAAGGTCCAATGGGACCAATGGGGCAACCCGCAAAAGATGGTAAAGATGGAGATAAATTGCCATTATTTAAATTTATATCATACAAAGATGACACAAAAACAACATTTGATATATTAACAACATATCCACAAGACAATTATCCTTCCGATGAATTTATATTACAAAATAATTTAACAGAATTAATAATACCAGTACCTAGAGGTAAAAGTGGTCGCGATGGTATAGATGGACAACCTGGTATTTCTGGTGTAAATGGCGAAGATGGTACGGTTTCGCAATGTATTATTTCACCGGATATAAACAAAAATTTAAATATTCCGCATTTAAAATTTATAACAAGAAATAGTGACGGCGAAACTGAAATATTGGGTAAATATCCAAAGGGAGATAAATATAGACCAACTTCGAGTAATGAAGTTATAATACAAATACCATCTTGTAAACCGTGTAAAGATGGCAAAGACGGAAAAGATGGTGTAACACCAAATATAAAATGTCCGATAATTAAACAGTAAACAATATTATTTTTATTTTACAGCATTAGACATTTAAAACACTGTATGGGTTGATTAACTATTTAGAGTTATTTAAAAATAAAAATTGATTTAAAATTATTATATATATTATATATATATAACTAAAAATGGTTAATTATAGTTGTGAAAAATGCGGAAAAACATTTAGTCAAAAAGGACATTACACAAAACATTTAAATAAAAAAAATCCTTGTGTAGTTGAAAGCAAGATAAAAGAAATGTTAGATAAAGTTGTTGAAGAAAAATTAAATAATAGAAAAAACAATGAAAAAATTACAATTGATACTTCAACATTTAATGAAATAAAAAAATATTATGATGAAACATTAAATACTGATAAAAGCACATACAAATCGAGTAATGATGAACCTACACCAATTGATTGTATAAGCGAAATGATAAGTAAAATTCCTAATGAATTATGGGGGAAAAGTGATTTATCAATATTAGACCCTTGTTGTGGTAATGGAAATTTCAGTATACCTATAATATTTGAATTGTTAAAGTATCACGATAAAAAAAAAATATTAGAACAAATATTAGAATTTAATGATATTAATGAAAGTAGATTAGAAAATGTGCGTAGTGTATTTTGTAGTGAAAAATATAATTTACAAATAACTAACCATGATTTTATTACATTTAATAGTAGTAAAAAATATGATTTAATCGTTGCTAATCCACCATACGCAAAATTATTAGAAAATGGTAAAAGGGCATCCAAAAATCACAACTTAATTAAGGATTTTATTGAAAAAGCATTATCACAACTAAAACCGAATGGTTATTTATTATTTATTACGCCGGATAATTGGATGTCTTATGCAGATAGGAATTTATTAATTGAAATAATTACATCATTACAAATAATTCATTTGGATATACACACTGCAAAAAAATATTTCAAAAAAATTGGTTCAAGTTTTACTTGGTATATAATTCAAAATTGTGCTTTCTACAAAAATATTAATGTTTCTGGAATATGGAAAAAAAAAGAATATACTAGTTCAGTAATATCAAAACAACGTAGATACATTCCATTATTATATAATCAAATGGTTCAAAATATATTATCAAAAACAATTGATAATACAACTCTATCAAAATTTGATGTTAAAACCAGTAGTGATTTACATAAATATACAAAAGCGGAATTTATTCGTAATGAAAAAACAGAAGAATTTAAATACAAATTAATTCATACACCAAGTCAAACAGTATATTCATCAAAACCTCATAAATTTCAAGAAGGATATAAAATATTTATATCAACAACAGATAAGTATAATGTATTTATTGATAATTGTGGAATGACACAATCAATCGTATTTATAATATGCTCTAATGAAGAACAAGCAAAAAAATATTTACAAATATTACAGCATCCATTATATGTATTTATAAATAATATTTGTCGTTGGGGAAATTTTAACAACATAAGAATATTACAAAGTTTTCCTATTCCAACCATAGAATATTCTGGAAATCATCAAGAACTATATAATTATTTTAACATTACAAAAGAAGAAATTGAATATATTTGTGATAATATGTAATATCATATATAGAATTATTTTTTTTATAAATAAATAATAAATTACAAAAAAAATTATAAATAATTAGCATTTATATGTCTAATGGTGTTAAAAAATTATTTAAAGTAAATCGGATTCTTTCATAACTTTAATTAAACGTGTAATTCCAATTCCACCACCTGAACGTTCAAAAAATTTAAAACTTAAAAATTCATCTAATTCTTTTTCAACACGTTCTTTAGTAAAATTGCTAAATAAAATATTGGCATATCCACCTTCGCTAATATTGTAAAATTGTTTTCGCATTTCAGCAGTATCAGTAGAACGTTGTGCACTACCTATTGTTTCAATACCGTTAATGATTACATCAATTTTTTTGGCGTGACCACATTCTAATGGGCTATCTTCTGCTTGTTTCATATTCCAGAATGGTGAACTAAAATTTGGAAAGTTTTTAAGGAAAAATACAGGTCCGTGGTCTTGTCTTAATTTTTCTTCGTGTTCGTGTTCAAGTTCTTTAGTATTATATTTTGCGGCAACATCAGCATAGTCACCTTCTGGATAACTTCCTGAATAAAATTTATTAAAACCAAGATGGTCAAGTAGTTCTTCTTCCATTTTTTTCATTTCATCCATATTTCCCTTCATTTCAAATTCAAACATTGGGAAAATTTTATCATGGCGTCCTTCAACCGGATTTGGTTCATTTCTATAACTTGTACTAACACAATAAAAACCTTTAGATTCGGGCTTAGAAAGTAATTCATATTCAAGCCACATTTGTCCTGTTTGTGGTAATGGCCAAACTTGACCAGCGTAACTATATGTAGAAATTGTTTTAGGATCTTCACACGCTGCTAAAATACTTAATCTACTTTGTGTATGTACTTCTTGAAAACCTTTTCCATCAAAAAAAGATCTTAGTTTTTTAACAACTTTGTCGAAATCAGTTGTATTAATCATCCCAATCTTACAATTACTCATTATTTTACTATTTTAATATATGTTATTAAATGTTTAAATAATTTTTATATATAAAAAAATGATTAAATAATATAAAAATGTATTATATACATAAAATAGGGGTATAATAAATTATGGAATTTTCAAAGGACTCTAATATAATTATAACTTTAGATAATGTATTAGAACTTTTAACAGATAATAATACATTAGTTATAAATTTAAATAATAAGGATTATAAATGGAGTGAATTAGAATTTAATAATTTTGTTAGTTCAGTTTCTAAATATTATAATGAAGTTATTGATGATTATATTTTAGAAATTAAAGATGAAA